GCATTTCTGCTTTCTTTAACTGCTTTCAAAGTTTCAGCTGCTTCTCTTGCTTCATCAATCTTTACGTTCATATCTTTGATTTCAGCGTGAAGTTCGTTTGATCTAGCAAATTTGCCGTCAAATTCTTCTCCAGCTTCCATTTCATCAAGTTCTGAAACAAGACCGTCAAGTTCAGCTACTTTAGCTTCTCTAGCTTCAATTAATTTTTTCAATTTAATTTCCTTGTTGTTATTTTCTTATACTTCTGCGTAGAGTGTGGTAGTCAAGTGTGATACACGGCTATAACCACGGCTATACGTCTTTAGCGAATACCGTCCCTTTCAAGTTTCATTTTTAATAAATCCACTTTAGGATTGCTTCGCTTTTTATCAACGTTATCACTATCTGCGACTTGGTTAATAAAACTTTCTAGTATTTCAGTTGCTTTTTCGCCACTTCTAGCTTCAACTAATTCTTTGTGCAAGTTTTCTATATCTATGCCACGAAGTTTTGCACCTGCCCACGGATTAGCTGGATATGTTACAACTGATACGTCAAATAATCGTGCTTCGTTTACTTCTCTGTTTTCACCATTATTATCAAAATTGTCTTTAATCGCTGCAAAAGCAAATGACATTTCATTTAAGTCGCCACGTTTCATAGCACTTGATACTTCTGCAACAGTTGGGTTGCTTGGATCTAGTTCAGCACGTACAAATAAACCATAGTCATCTTCTTCTAGTTGTAATGTACCTGATGATGTTCTAGCCAACGGAATACCGTCGTGATTAACTAAAAATCTTACGTCATCTTGTTCTTTTAATGTTTTCTTAAATGCACCCTGTTTTATTGTTTCGTTATATTGTCCACGGCTATCTCTTACACCATAAGGTTTGTCAAATACAGAAGCATAACCTGTGAACAATAAAGTATTATTATCATTACTTTGTCGTTCTTCTACTGCACTAAATGTAAAACTTCTATTTTCAGTTTGATTATCCATTTCTTTAAGAATAGTGTTACGTTTTTGTGTTTCTAGTGTTTGTGATATAGCAACTGGTCTATCAAACACTTCTAAATGTTGTGTACTCATTTTTTCTTCCTTTTTACTGTATCGTGGGTGTTCTGTTGGTAATAAATCATTGTCTGATCTGTACTTTGGATTTTGTGGTTTATCGTTCTTTAGTAAATAACTAAATGCACGTAACCTTGCTAATCCCCACGCTTGACGACTTACACCCGGTCTATGACTTGTTGAATATGCACCAAACCCACGCCTAACAACTGCTTTTGCAGTTCCCATACGTAATCTACGCCAACTTGCCATACCCTCAACATCTTCATTATGTTTTTCTATTCTTCCCCTAATTGATTTTTCTGTGCTTTCGCTAAAATCAATGCCACCTTTTTTACCACTTGCAGAACCTTTTGGATTTTTCTTACTTCCTTGCACTTGGTCTTTCTTTGGTGCTGGTGTAGAACTGTCACTACCTTTTTGTCTTGGTTCTAATTTGCCTTCGCTAACAAGTTGTGCAATTTTTCTATCTGCCCAATCTGCTGCACCCATAGGTTTCGTCCACGGATTAGAACCCCATAACAAAAATGCTACATCTGAAGCCCTCCAAGTATCTGGATCATTTGGGTTTGTTTTTTCTCTATCTAAATCACTAAGGTGTCTTTTATGCCACGCTGCTATTTTTACAATTTTATCTATGCTTAGTTGTTCACCCCTAGACATAATACGTGCTTGTCTAACTGTTTCATCAACTAAACCGTCCCCTGCCTTATTAAGATTATCTAAACCACGTTGTGCGTTTTCTTGCATAAATTTAGGTGTTGTTCTATCTACTTGTCTTTGTTCGCTGTTATAACTAACTAACGTTGTATCATCTTCGTCTTTGTGTTTCATACCAGTTATATCTTCGTAATCTTTCATATTGTCGCACGGCATATAAAAAGTTTTACCGTTAATTTCGTGTGTGTGTGATCCTACGCAACCAATTTGTTTTGCTTTTTCTTCAGCTTCTTCTTTTGTTTCGTATATATCTTGACTTGCGTCTGCTTGTCTTTCACTCTCAGCTTCTGCAATATTTAACGCAGTTATCTGGTCTTTTGCTTTTTCTTCTGTTTCGTGGCAACCCATAATAAAATCGTCATCATCTTTAATTACTGCAAAACCCTTACAATCTTCAGCGTCTGTACTAATTGAATATGGCATTAGTTTTCTGGTAGTTCGTTTGTTGGATCGTGTTCGTCTATACCTTGTGGTTGTAGCGTTGGATCTACCAATGCACCCTGTAAACCAATGTAGAACTTGTCGCCACCCTCATAAGGTTCTAAATCCATTTTTGCCCTAGCTTCGTTTGGTGTCATAATTCCAGAACTAACTGCAACTTGAAACGACCTAACCCTACTTAATTGGTCGCCACGTGCATATTCATCTGTGTCTAATTTAACAAACTGTTTACCCGGTAATAAAGTGCTAAAACCGTCCTCTATACGTCTAATCCACGGCAACAATGTATGTCTAATAAAAGCAAGTCCATTACTTTCAATATTTGAATAAACGTTTGAACCGTCCTTAGATAAAAGCAAATGTGCTGGTATTCTAAATACTCTTGCAATTTCGTGAACAATCTGATCTCTTGCAGCTATTAATTCATTTCCTGCTGCGTCGCTAATAGCTTTCCATTTTAAGCCACCAGTAAGAACTGCTGGTTTTCTATTTCTGTTGTGATTGCCCAACCACGTTTCTTTTAATATATTTGCTTGTTCAGCTGTTAAATCTCTATCTGTTTCTAGTACAGAACTAGGTGTGCCACCTTGACCATAGAATTGTGCAATATGCCTTTCCATAGCCAATGCAAGACCATAAGTATTTGAATTAGTACGAAGTGGACTTACGCCTATAAGCTGTCCCGGATATGAATACCAAGTGAAATGCAACATATTGTTACTTGTAATTTTTCTATCGTAATTACCTTTAGATGTTTGTATATAATAAGATTTTTGTCCGTCTGTGATTTCTACTTTTACTTTCTCTGGGTGTACTGGGGTAAGCTGTATTGGTCGTCCTTGTCTGTCTTTATCAATTAATACAAAACTATTACCGTGCATAGCAAGTGATGTAATAATTTGGTGCATTAATGAAAACATTGTTAAATCAAGTCCAACATTTGGTTTTTCTAAAAACTTAGGTTTATCAGTAAATATTGTCTTTTGACCGTCATAACGTAGTGTTTTAACTGGAAGTAATGCAATACTATCAGCGATTAAAGATATTGCACTAAATACAGTTGATATACCAAGTGCCGACATTTCATTAACTTTTTCCCCGGTGTAGTTGTATAAACCACCCTCACGTAAAGCTAATAAATCAACAAGGTTACCTAAAGCTGCGTCCCTGTTCTCTCTTTTGAATAAACTCATCTAACTGCTAAATAACTTCCTGTAATTAAAAACGCACCAGCGATTATTAACGCTAATGATACGTTCATTGTATATACTCCATAAATTATAAGTCCTGCACCTACTACTTCAATTAGTGTTGTTATATAGTTTCTCATAGATTTATAATAGCAACTTCTGGTTCATCACTAAGTGGTTCTGGTGCAGTTATTCTGTCAAGCATTAAAACCATAGCTATTGCACCGTCAATTTTTCTTTTACTTCTACCCTTAGATAAACGCCAACCCATATCTGTTATCTTTTGTGCAGCACTCATTACTTGATCTGTAAACGTGGGATCGCCGTCGTGTCTTACTTTTGTGTTTGCAATTAAATCATAAGCGTTACCACACGCTGGTATCATACGTGAGTGTGTTTGTGGAAAGTTCACCATAGGTACACCCCGGTCTAACAATACTTGTGCTGAACGTTCAAAAAATGCTGGATCATACGCTACTTCTTTTATTTTATACTCTTTCATTAATGAAATAATAAATGCTTCTATTTCTTGATAATCCATAAAGTTTTCTTCATTTGGTAGCCATATTTTTGATTTCATACTAATTATTTCATTATCATCTTTTTGACCATACACGATTGCAACGCTGTCGTGTCGTAATGCCATATCTACACCTACAAACGTATCTTCGCCACTTTCTAGTTCTAATTCCTCATCTTGACAAGCTAACCATTTTTCTATTTCTATCCAGCTTTCTTCTTCTGTTCTTGTCCATTGGTTAAGGTGGTATCGT